GGTCGGGTCAACCCCATAGCTTGATTCAATCTTCGCGATCAGGAATTTCTTCCGGGTTAGTGCCATTGTCAGTGGGAGCGGGTGGTTCTGTAATCAGTGTAAGTTTCCCAGTTTTTGGGTCAAACAAGTAACTGCCGCCCGCGCCGGGATTGGGAACTTCCTTACGAATTTTAGCCATGATGTCAGTTGCTAGTTAGGTCAGTTCTGCTAGTGCGATAACGCACTAAATAGTCCTGACTGATGACACCCAAAGGTACATCAGCTTCATAAAGGCTGAAGTCAGTACGGTCAGGTGTCAAGTCAAGGGCATAACCATTGATGGTTTGGTCTGCCATCAGCAGTTGATGCACTTGTTGAGTGTAAGTATCAGAGTCATCGTCAGGCACTGCTGCACGCACAAGGGTCGTAATCCTTACGCGCATTGTCCAATCAAGCTTGTCGTAAAAATTGGTATCAATAGGCTGGTCATTTATAGGCTCAACAATTACAGCGGGCACTTCGCCGCGAGCCAATGGTTCAACACGACTGCGATAAACAGTGGCACCAGAAATTGAATCAAGATTGCTCTTGAGTCGAGCCAAAATCAATTCGCGGCGGGTGTCAGCCATTAGTTCACCATCACAGAGCCGGTGTAGCTTTCGCCGCCACCAATATTGCTAGCAGTAGCTCGCACGTAACGCATCGGATGCGCTGAATAAAAATGCGCATCTGTGCCAGATCCCGTATGGGAATGGGATTCAAGATCAAACCAATTAGTTCCGTCTAGCGAGCCTTGGTGGACGATCGTAACGTTTGCGCCGCTGATGATATCTACAAACGTGAAATTAGTGGCATTCACTTCAACTGCAGGTGTGCTGCCGTCTGCAGTCAAAGCATCCCACTGGTGAATATTGTCTTTGTTGTCAGCGTTCAGGCCAATCATCAGTCCTTACTCAACAACAACTCAGAAAAAAGGCCGTCGTCAATGGCTCGGTTCTCACGCACGGTGTAAGCAGAACTATCAACAGTGATTGAAGTGCCACGGGAGGCACTGCTCACATCAGAAGTCGCCGCATAAAGCAGATACTCCCGACTTAAAGCCATACCTCCCGCAATCACCTCCACAGGCGAATCCAAAATGCCAACAAACTCATCACCACCGCCGATTTGGCAGGTGACACCGAATTCATCGGTGTTGAGAAATGCCAGCGTTTCAGATAGCGCCATCAGGATCAGTTGCCGTACTTCTTGCCGTAAACAAGAGTGACGCTGTAGACGAACACGGGGGAAGTGCCGCCCAGGGTGCCAACAGCACGAACATAACGACGAACGTCGTTGGTGTTGATGCTGATCTTTTCAGTGGCTGCAGCGCCGTCGGTGACCTGGGTGAAGGTCTTGCCGCTGAGATCACTCCAGGAAGAGTTGTCTGCAGAATCCTGCAGTTTCACGTCCAGGGTGGGGCTGGTGCCGCTGCCAGCCTCAGAATCAAGGATGACAATGGCTTCGCCTTCAGCATCGTTGGACCCTTGCAGGTCAAAACCGGTGCCGTTAGCAGAAGCGTTGCGAGAGTCAGCACCGAGCAGGCTGCCGACGTAGGTCTTAGACCCGAGGTTGTGAATCATTGGTCTTTCTCCGTTTGGGAGCGGGTTTAACAGGTTGAGGCTTTACTTCAGCCTCGATCACAACTTCCTGTGGTTCGGGAGCGGGCATCGCCTTTCCAATGCCAATCAGCAAAAGAGCTGATTTTTGATCCGTTTCGACGAAGTCGCCTTCCTGGACCTGTTTTAAGTCAACGATGGTTGACTTCAGCATTTTGATGCGCATACCCGCTCCTTCTCCTTATCAGGACAGCTTGCAGATGGACTCAGGATGACGGATAGCCACGTCATAGTCCTGCATGGCGACCACGCGGACGGTGCCAGAGGCAGAGCCGGTGTAGGGGTCAACCATGATGTCCAGACCGCTCCAGAAGCCAATCATGATGTCGCTGAAGTTAGCGAACACCGCGGTGTTGGCAGGCATGGAGTTGGACACGTAGGCCGAGTAACCGTTGATGGTGTTGTCGGACTCGTAGACGAACTGAGCAGTGTTGCTGGCCTTCTCGGTGGTCTTCAGAGTTCCGCGCAGAGCGGAATTCATCATGTAACCAAGGTTGCCGAACAGTGCGTTGTCGGTGCTGAGTGCAGCTTCAGCGTTCACATAATCAGCGAACGTGGTGTAACCAGACTCAGTGTTGATGCCGGTGACGTTCAGGAAGCCCAGCGGATAGGAGCCGACGCCAGTGCCGTTGATGGCCTGGTTCTCAACTTCAATAGCGATTTGCTGAGCCAAGTCACGACGGACGAGGTTCTCAACATCAACGCTGGACTGAAGCAGCAGACGACGGGAGTAGTCGGTCAGTGCACCGATGGTGCGGGGCTGCATGGTCACCTGATCCACGGTCAGCTGCGATTCGGTGATCGAACCGGATTCAGCAACGTGGTAGGTGGTTGCACCGCCGGACTGGCGAGGAATTGCAACCATGCCCTGCAGGCCGGTCATCACGTTGGCGCCAGCCTGAGTAAGAACCAGGGACTTACGGAGCAGGTCGATGAAGCTGTCGCTCATCAGCTCGGTAGCCACCAGATCGCCACCGCCAGAAGCAGCACCGACAGTCAGATCGCGCTTGCCATAACCCAGCACATCGGCAGGGATCAGGATGCCGCGAGCTTCCTTACCGCTCTTCTCTTGAGCAGCACGGCTGACTTCAAATTCGAACCCAGCAGCACGCTGAGCTTCCTTGTCATTGGGATGAGCAAGGGCCTTCAGAGCGCGGACGAAGGAGAACTCACGGACCTCCTTGTCGGTCATGCCGATTTCGGCATCCTTGGCCTGGATGGGCTTCTCTTCAACACCCATCTTCTCCAGAAGGGCAGAACGAAGATCTTCGAGACCACGGGAGTTAGCAATAAACTCCTGGGCCATTTCGATGTTCTTGGTCCGTTGGCCAAGAGCCATCATTTCGGCTACTTCCTTTGCCTTGGCCTGAGCGGCCTCAGCGCGGATAGCCTCAATATTGAGGTTTTGATCCACGGTGTTAACTCCGTTGGGTTGACTTTGCACGGCTGAGGCCGTAGCAGTGCTTTCATTATGGTCGAAAGCACGTCCCAGACCAACTGAATTGTCGGCTGGGATGGTAACCAGACTTATCTCGAAGGGCTGGTATTTGGTTGCACGATAAGTCACTGGTGTAGTGGACTCATCGGCCTCCATGGCGTCAATCTTGTAGCCAAAACTGACGTTGCGAATGATCCCATCACGGATGAGATCCTGCATTTCGCGGCCAAGTTCATTGTTGGCCAATTTGACACGTGCATATGCACGCTTGTTCTTGATGTATGCCCGTTGAACTACACCGACAATGCGATCAGCATCATGTTGATAAAGCAGGGGCGCTCCATCATTTAGACGCGATAGATCCATGGATTTGGTATCCATGTCGAGGACTTCCATGCCGTAATACCGTTCGACCGGCATTTCACTGGCAAAAGGAAATTCAAGGCTGCGATCTTCGTCGTCACAAGCGCGAAAATCAACGCTGAGCGCACGCTTAAGGGTTTTGCCCTCGTAAAAACGGAGCGCCGCGATCTTGGTCAACGTAGAAAAACGATGGCCAACCAACCTATCGCTTGGCTCGTAACCATCATCGCCATCGCGATAAACGCGAATCAATGCAGCGGGATTTTCTTCCGAAGCATCAATGGTGAAAGACGCGTCAGGAACATCGATTGACTCGCTGCGGGAAATGCGGGTGATCTTGCCGCGTGCAGTTCCACCACTGGAATCCCACGAAACAAAATCACCAACCTTGAGAGCATCAGCCGCTGCGCGGTCTTCTACAACCTCAGGTACTTCCTCGACAACTTCAGGTGCTTCCACTTCAGGCTCAGCAACAGCGGCCGAACGCACTTGGACACCTTGTGGCGCAAAGCCGCGTGCCTCGCGTTTCATAAGATCCACAAATGGACTTCGCATTAGTTTAGATGTTTTTACTCAGGTTCCTGCTCATGTTGAGTCGGATGCTGAGTCGGGGCAACTTCGTTGAATTGAGTTGCGCCGTTTAGCGAAGTTTGCGAAGGATCGGTGTCCAACGTGATGTTGAGTTCATCGGCAACCGCTAGTTCATGCTGCCGTTGACGCATCTGCTCCTCAAAATCACCGCCGTGCAATGCAATGACTTGAGAGAGCGTCATGATGCCGCTGCGAATCAGATCCTTGTAAGCAGAAGCTTCTTTTTGCGGATCAACAAACTGCGCGGCAGGTGCCATCCACTTAGCAGCCATGTAACGACCGGGGTTGGTGTCAAAACCGGGGAGATCAAGGACGCCAGCCATGACGGCCATCTCAAGCCACTTCTCGTAAACCTCTTCGCACAGCGATTCGATTACGTACTGCTGCAAGACTTTGTAGTGCGTGCGCGTTTCAAGTAGCTCTAAACGCGAAGAGCTGTAGTTGCTTTGCGAAAAGTCCGAGCTGACTTGCGTGTAACTACAACCAACCCCAGCAGCCACAGCTCGCAGCATTTGCTGCACAAATGGAGTGAACCCATCATCAGGGCGATTGGGATTGAAGAATTGCATCTCCTCGCCCGGTGCCAAGCGGCGGATGCTGCCCGGCGAGAAGTCAAGGACCGACTCTTCGTTGTAAGTGCCATCCTCGAAAAGCTCCTGATCAGGAGTTTTGACGAACGCCATCATGCTGCTGCTGGCACGAGCAGCGACAATCTCTGCTTCTTCGTATCCAGACAAATTGCGAAGCCGCATGATTGCGGTGGCAAATGCGCTGACCCCACGGGTCTGGCCAGGGCGCTCAATCAGATACAGATGAATGATGTCGTCGGCAGGTATGCGCACACGACGCTTGACTGCTTTCTGGGCGTAACTGAACTGGTAATCACCGGGGTGATAATCAAAAAAGTGATAAGCAACAGCCCGGCCCCATTTATCAATCTCAACGCCCATTCGGATCTCGTTTCCGTTCTTTTCAATGGCGTTGTAGTCATCATCAAGCAGATCGGATTCAATAATTTCCAGGCCCATCGGGACCTGACTGCCGCCGAAGGATTGACGGACAACACGAATAAACACCTCGCCCGATTCGAGCATTGAGGTAACGGAAAGACGCTGGATGTCGTACCAGCTGAGCTTGCCGCCTGCATGACAACGCTTGGCCGAACCCCAGCGCTCCCACTGCTCTTCAATGCGGCTGTTAACTTCCTCGGCCAGACGACCGCCACGCTGCATCCGCACTTGAGCTTGCAGCTTGATGCCAGTGCCTACGACGTTGTTGCGAACAGCGCGGAGCGCAGCCTTTGCAAAATCTGAATCCCGGACGAGCTGACGAGCACGGTTACGCAGCAGGCGAATGCTGCCCCGGATCTCGCTGTCAGCGGAAGTGGCCTGATTGATCCAATCAGAAGTCAGGCGATTGTTTTGCGCTGCGGCATAAGCACGCTGCAGATTTTGATTCCGCGTTTGTGCTTCTTGGAGTTGCTGACGAAGGCCGTTGACGCGACCGAAACCCAGGAAAGCCATTAACGGAACCTCACTTTGGCCAGACCGGGATTGCCAAGACCCTGGCGGATCTTCTCGCGTCGCCGCTCCATTGCAACTTCATTTTGCAGGGTGCTGCGCAATTCCAACAGCTCGGTCATCTTGTACCGGCGCAGGCTGCGGCCACCAATGCTGTATTCCTGCACCATCCCGCCTTGGGACAGAGTGCGAATTGCAGCCTCTACATACCCAAGATCAATTTCAGCGCGACTGCGATCATCAAACGCTCCAGGAGTGCCGCTGTAAACAGCCGAGGCCTTGACGGTGAACTGGCCACGACCGGCGGTGTACTGAGTGCTGTTGTATGTGGCAACTGCTTGCCAAGTCCAAAGACCTGCATCAAAGTCAGCAGTGGTGCTTGCCGGGACCGTGATGCGCCAACCATCACCCTCGGCAGTACCTGTAATTGTGGTGCCCTCGGATGCAGTGTTCGTCCGGGCGTACCACTTCAGTGTGTAGGTGCCGCTGTCAATGACAGTGCCGATTGAGTCCTTAAAAGACGGCACGTCAAAAATGACGGTATCGCCCGCGTAGATCAGATCTGGGACAAGAATGGTCACCAGCTAGTCACGAATGAAGGATTACTTCGCACACGCCGCCTTTGCGGTGGCCGATATGGAGATTCTATCGGTTTATCAGGCTGTGCATCAGTAGGTTGCTTTTCGTTTTGAGATTTGCCAAGCGCACGCTCAAACTGCTCAAAGATCGTGTTGCGGTTGAACCGCATGTACAGGTAGTGCAATGCGGCGTAGCTGTAGCAGAAGCAGTCCAACGCTTCGTTGCGATCACCGGCCTTCTTCTTCCACTCTCGAATTGCAAAACCCTTGACGTAGCGGATGACTTGGCGCTCGCTTGTTAATTGCTTGAAATAGTCCTGGCCAGCTTCCGCGTGGAAGTGAATGTAACCAGCTCCAGGCTCGTTGTGTTTCAAACGGCCAAACAAAGTGGATTTGATTGTGTCACTACCGACAGGAAATACTTCGGCAGAGTTTTTCAACACCTGCCCTTTGTAGTTAATATCAACCTTGGAGGGCTTTCCGATCGGCGGTTTATTACGCACGGATTGACCTTTCAAGGCGAATACACCTTTGCCTTTGCGACTTCTGGCGTACGCATAAACTTCCGAGGTGTAGTGGCCGCCAGAGTCCACTCCAATCGCTGACACCTTCAACCGTCCGCCATCGGCATGCGGGTAGTCACGCAAAACGACATCGTCAACCTGATCCCACAGCTTTTGGCCAGCAGGATCTCCGTAAATCGCGGTGTGACTGATTAGCCAACACTCTTCGCCGCTTCCGTAGGCGTATAGACCGATCTCGACTCGGTTGTCTTGCACGT